AACAACTTTGTTTAGGTTGGAATCAAATGTTGATGCTATATAAGCGGTGCTTCCGGCATTGAAAACTACTTCTGATCCAAATGAAATGCTCGTTCCGCTAACCGTACCCACAACAAGAGTGCCGTGAAACGAATTCCCATCATCTCTGTAACAAAGCACCACTTTGTTTGCATTCGAGTCAAATGTTGCAGACTGCCAAGCAGTGGCAGCACTATCAACGGTTACAGGTGTACCAAACGATATTGACGTTCCACTGACAGTACCAACTACCGCCGTTCCTTTGCCTCCATCTCCACTTCTATAAAAAATAACTACCTTATTTGAATTTGAATCGAACGTTAACGATGCATAGGTATCGACAGGGTACGAAGTATCAAAATCCACTGACGAGCCAAACGATATGCTCGTTCCGCTTACCGTTCCTATAATAGCGCCAGCAGCATCAGCACTATCTTTAAAAGCAATAACGATTTTATTTGAATTTGAATCAAACGTTGCAGATATAGGGTCGGTATCAGTGCTATTAAATGCTTGTTTAGTACCAAAGGATATGCTCGTACCGCTCACCGTTCCTACGATAGCCGTACCTCTACCACTATTACCATCGTCTCCGAACACAATAACGACTTTATTATTAGATGAGTCAAATACTGCTGATATGTTTTCGGTTTGAGCTGTGTTAAATACTGCCTCAGAACCAAAAGATATAGATGTACCACTTACGGTGCCTACTATCGCTGTACCGTAGCTTGAGTTTCCGTCATCTTGATAAGCAACTACAACTTTATTATTAGATGAATCAAACGTTACTGCATTCATATCACTCTGATCAGAGTTATATACAACAGGCGTACCAAAAGTAATAGAGTTATCACTAGCTGGAGTACCTACAACTGCGGTTCCGTAACCGGAGTTCGAAGCATCTCTATAGACAATAACAACTTTATTATTACTGGAGTCAAACGTTGCACCTGACCATACAATATTACCACCGGATGATTTAAGCAGCGTTTCTGGCCCAATCGCTTGATCGGCTGAAGTTCCTGCTACCTGCGTAACCGTACCGTTATCATTCAGAATGACAGGCTTACCAGAAGCGATAGTGCCACTGGCCGTGAACTCGACAATGTTCTGCCCACCACCGCTGGGCAGCAGATCAGAAAGATTACTCATTTACACGCTCCAGCCGATTGTTCCGTTGATGTAGGTCATTACGATCTCAGCGAAGTTCTTGTCAAACGTCAGGTCGCTTGCGCTACTGGCAATGTTTGTGCTGTTCCTAGCCACCGTAAAGTTGGTAGTCTCTGCGGCACCCGTGCCGTCTTTAATTACCACGACATCTCCTGCACTAGGGGATGAAGGCAGCGTAATCGTTATACTACCGGCAGTTACTACAACATAGTCCCTGTTACTCGCTGTATAGTTGCCGCTCTTCATCAGAGGGACTATCGCGCCAGAGCCACCATTAGCAAAAGGCAACACACCTGATACGTTTGCAGTCAGACTACAGTAAGTAGTGGCTGTAGAGCCGGTGCCACCGTTGCCTGTGGGCAGGGTGCCTGTAACTTGTGAGGCTAAGTTTACATTGGCTAACGTACCCCCAAGGGTAAGGTTGCCCGAGCTGGTGACCGTGCCGGTAAGTGTTATGCCATTTACTGACCCTGTACCGCCTACACTAGTAACAGTGCCATCGCCCACATCAACTTGGCCCAAGGCGTCTACTACAGCAGCCCCGGAACCCGCGCCATCGAGATATACAATCTTGGCTGCGCCAGTGGCTATGGTGACATTAGCCCCAGAGCCTTGTGATATGTTTATGGACTGACTTCCGCTAGTAGCGTTCTCTATCCACATCACCCGCGAAACGGTGTTTGGCCCGATAGTCAAGGTTCTGGTTGTCGTGAGAGATGCGCCAGAAGTGACCTTTAAATACAGCGCACGAGCCGGGTCAGCTACGCCGTCGGCCACCGTCGTAGTAGCATCAGCGTCTGAACTAAACGCAGCTTGAGTGTTGTATCCAAGAGCTTCACCAATAAGCTCTAGATTTGTATTTGTACTTGTGCCCCAAGTGCCGTCTTCATCACCTGTGGTTATTTCTTTAAGTCTTAAATTGTTTACATAAGTAGCCATTCGTCAGCTCCTAGGCGGCTTTATCTATATCCACCCATCCGGGCGTCTGTGTGTCTGTTACGTTTGTCCAGTTAGGTGTTTGACTGTCGTCTATTGTAGTCCATATAAAAAAGTTTACATCCCCAACTGCACCGGTTCCAGCTACTCCCGTAGGGGTAATTGTCTCGTCTACCGAAATCGCTACGGTGCCTATTGCACCAGTTCCTGCTACACCTGTTACTGCTGGAACTACAGTAGCGCCATCTGCACCTATCTGTCCTGTGCCTGATACGCCTATTGGAGTAACATTTCTATCGTAGGCCGGTGTTATTGTGCCTATGGCACCTGTGCCGGATACGCCTGTGATTGCAGGCACTACTGCATCCGTTGCAGTCCCTACAGCTCCGGTTCCGCTGACCCCAGTAACATTAAGAGCTACTTGGGTTGTTACATTCCCTACAGCACCTGTGGCACTTACGCCATCTGGTATAACAATGTCGGCAATGAAAACATTTACAGTACCAACCGTGCCGGTGCCCTCGACACCTACCGGGATCACCACATCGTCTACAGCAACGACGAAGCCTCCCATTTCTCCTACGCCCTGTACCCCTGTGGGTATTTGGACGCTGCTGTAGTTAGTTACTACAGTCCCTACAGCCCCGGTGCCTTCCACTCCTGTGGGAGCTACGTTATCGCCTAATACGATAACTGCGGTGCCTATTGCACCTGTACCTGCCACGCCTACCGGAACAACACTATCCGATATAGCAAATGTTACAGTCCCTACTGCTCCGGTGCCGGAAACGGAGACATTAACATTCTCACCCCAAGCACCTTCGCCCCAAGCACCGTTTCCCCAAGTCGCCCCGAGGTCTAGGATGGTACCTACACCACCCCAGCTATTACTGCCCCAGCCTCGCTCACCAAAGCCGCTTGTTGGCCCTGAATACATGAGGCTGTCCTACTAAGCTATGCGAATAATCGCAGTAGAGGCGCCAGCAGCGGGAAACTGGATTTGGAAATCGCCAGTGCTAACAGTTTGATCGCCACCAAAACTTAATACCGCACAAGCAGAATTAGAGTTGTTAGTGTTATAGATCATCGCGCCACTTGTAGTGAAAGACGCACTTGACCAAGTAGTGTCAGCAAAATCGCAGACAGCAGTAGTGCCACTAGCCACAGGAGTTACGTTAGTCAGAGTGTTACCGCCTGCGCTGTATCCTGTACCGCTGGTCTCATCGCTGTTGCCAGTGATGTTAGAGTAATTAGTGCTTGCAGCACCATAGGTTCCACTGCCTGAAGCAGTTGCCTTTAATAGCGCAATCTTCAATGTATCAGCGCCATTTTGCAGGTCGTGTAAGCCCTTAAGCAGCTCAACTTTAAAGCTGGTTGGCATCGCTGTAGTGACGGTAATAGCCATGTTAAATCTCCAATAATTTTACAAGTTCCGAATGCCCAACATCACGGAACCTATTTGCCAAAGTAGTGCGGTCAGATCGTATAGCTTGTTTCATGCTTTCCACTAACACACCACGAATTTGATTTTTGAAAGCCTCTGCCTGCTCCTGTATGGCCGGATGGCAGTTGCCTCCTACATAAATAATCTTGTCTAGCGCCTGTTCAGCCAGCTCTTCGGGAGTAAAGCCTCTGCTAGAAACTGTCTTTACTGTGACGTTGCCTACCTCAACTATGCTCTGCGAACCGATCAAGCGACTTCTCTCCTAACCTGCCCAGAACGATAAGTATCCTCACGGAGTTTGCCGTCACCAAGGTTCTTCAACAGGGCCAATGCTTGCACATACATTTTTTCGTACAACGCCACCATATCAGGCTCACCCTTCTGAAAGCGTATTGCTTCTACCAGCGTGCCGTTTAACAACGCTGAATCAAAATTAGTGCCTAGCCAAGTAGTACCAGCAGTCACAATCGACTGTGGGTAGTACCCAAAATGTATTTCGGCAGCGTAATTAGCATCTGGTGTTGGCCCTATAATAAAACTTGTTTCGTCAAATATAGCGTAATGTTGGGGTGTACCTGTGGTTGCAGGGTTAGGATAGGCTTCACGAATAAAGTTAGAGTCTTTGTCCAACAAGTAGGTGTAGTTGTTCCCACTAATAATTGCTAAAGAAAACACGTACAACATACCGCTAGGCATCGTCAGATACTTATTCCCAGTAGTTAAAGTACCTGTTTGATTTTTACGCAACGCAGGAATCTGCACCGTGCTGTATATCTTCTGCTCGGCTTGCTCTGCAAACATGGCGTGTTGATCTGCCGTAAACGTCTGCTCACAGATATCTTCTACATTTGCTTTTAGCTCAGTGTAATTCACTACGCCATTGGCCCCCGTGCCATTGTGCCTTTAGTAGCAGCACCAGTACCGCGAATTTTAACGCCACTAGTTTTCATATCTTTAGGCGGTTGGTTAATGGTGTCCACCTTGTAAGCCACAGGCTCGTTGGGGTGTTCAATAACACTTGGTGCCTTTTTGTTTGATCTTTTCATTTGCAAACCTCTTACGGTGTATTTGCTTGCCCACCCATACCTGAGTGGTTTGAACAATAGTAATATAAAGTAGGAGCGCCAACAGCTACGACTATCTGTGTGTACGCTCCAGCATTACCCGGTACGCCTGCATAAGTCACTCCTGTTGTATACTCGCTTCCCCCGCCCCACGTACCATCAGATGTAGTAGAAAATCTCAAAGGATGC